GACGATCAAGAGCGCACCAGCTCCAACATCAACCTTATCGAGCGTTTCGCCGGCGCAGCCGCGCACGCCCTCGGGTTGCAAATGGTTGGGGATTTGCTCGCTCTCGTGACTTCCTCCACCTTCACCAACGCATTGACGGTTGCTTCCAGCGCCTTCTCCTACCGCTCGGTAGTGTCGGCCGGAATCACCCTCAACAGCAACAACGCCCCGGTCAACGGCCGGTACGCTGTTCTAAACCCCAGCTTCTACGGCGCACTCTTGAACGACAGCACCGTGGTGGCCAATCCCCAGATCACTGGCGACCTCGTTCGCACGGCTGGGATCGGCAACGTGGCTGGATTCAACATCAACCAGTACAGCGCAGTGCCTTCCAACAGCATCACGCTCGGCGGATTCTTTGCCCAGCAGGAAGCCTTGTTGATCGCGGCCCGCGTTCCTGAAGTTCCGACCGGCGTTCCCATCCCTGGGACGATCGACACGGTAACTGAACCCCGCACTGGCCTGTCCGTCCAAGTTCGTGAGAACTACGACGTGGTCAAGGGCCAGCTGCAACGCACCTACGCTCTGATCTACGGCGTGAAAGCCGGAGAGCCCGCGAGCTTGGTTCGTATCAACGGTAGCTAATTCACTCGGGGAGGGCGGTGGGCTGAAAGGCTCACCGCCCTTTCCACTTTAAGAAATCCTCTCATGTCTGAATTTACAGAAGCGTTAAAAGAAAGTCTGGCCGCTCTTTATACTCAAACTGGTACAGCGGCCACCATTGGTTCTACTGGCGTCACTGGTATCCTTTCGACGATCACCCGCAAAGAAACCGTGGAGCTGGGCGGGTTTGATCTGGATCTAAACTCCACCTTTACCATCGACGTGGGGAACATGGCCACCGCTCCCACCATTGGTTCTATTCTGCTGGCCAACTCGGTCAGCTATCGGGTGGCATCGATTGATACTTCTATCGGTAGTTACGTGCTCGGGTTGCGAGAGATTTAACCGTGGCCACTCGAAATCCTAAAATCTCCATCTACGCAATCGCCGGGCACGAGGCGCAATTCATGCAGCGCTTTGTAACTGCATTTTTACCATACTGCGATGAGCTGGTAATTTGCATGGCCCAGGGCGCTCGGCCTGACGATGGCACGCGGGCGATTGCCGAAAAGTCAGGCGCTAAGATAGTTGAATATAAAAACGCACCGGCAGGGGCGAGCTGGCCCCACGTCGACAACTTTGCCGCCGCCCGCAATACCGCACTGGATGCCTGTACTGGCGACTATGCGGTATGGGTGGATTGCGATGACTTGCCTCATAAAGACCTCAAAAACGCTCTTAAAAGGGGCGTGGAAGCGTTTGAGCAGAATCCCAAGCTCGGCATCTATGCGGGTGTCTATGACGTTATAAACGCCAAATTAAAGCCAGTACGTGAGCGCATGGTGAGGCGCATAGATGGCGTATGGTCTGGGAGGTGGAACTACGCAGTGCATGAGGCGCTGTTGCCTAATTCTGGGCTGGAATCTGTAGGCGAGCAGGCGGTATGGGTAGAGCATCACCCCGGTGGCTATAAGCCAAACAGCGCTGATCGGAATCTCCGCATCCTTCAAGGCCAGTTAAGCGAGGCGGGCAAGTACGCTTATTACTATCAGCAGGAACTTTTCTTAGGCAATCGCAGGACGGAATCAGAGCCGTGGTCACACGTTGCGGCCGTCTGGCCTGGGCAAGAGGCAACGCTGGCTTACGAAGCTGCCTGCAATCAGGCCACAGCCACGCAGGATCGTGCGGTCAGGATCGGCCTATACCAAAAGGCACATCAGATGAACCCTGGGCGAAGGGAGGCGATTTACTATTTAGCCAGGGAAGAGGCCAGCGTGGGTGCGTGGTTGCAGGCTTATCACTTACTAAAATCGGCAATGGTTCAGCCCGATCCGGGCGTAAAGATCTGGAACGCCCAGCGCACTGTGTACGACTTCGAGTGCATCGATCTGTACCTAGCAGCCTGCAAAGCGGTGGGCGATACCACGGAAGCGGAGAAGATCGAGAACATGTGGCGGGCGCAGAAGCCGGTAAAGATTACCGTCTGCCACGCCACGCGAGGCCGACCGCAGGAAGCGATTAACGCCCGTATCTTGTGGATGAAAAAGGCGGCAGATCCAGCGTCAGTAGAGTGGATCTACTCAGTCGACGATGACGATCCTAAAGCCGACATGCTGAAAAATTGGGGAATTGTTAAGGGCAAGGGCGGGTGCATTGCCGCATGGAACAGGGCGGCAGAAGTAGCCCGTGGCGAAATTATCATTCAAGGCTCCGACGATTGGGATCCTCCGCTGCATTGGGACAAGATAATCACCGACAGGATTGGCGATACCAGCAAGCCCAAGGTACTGGCGATTTCCGACGGCCACCGCAAAGACGATCTGCTGTGCATGGCAATCCTCACGAAAGCTCGGCTGCAAGATCAGGGCGCCATGTTTGCCGCTGAATATGACGCTTGCTCCGGCATATTCTCAGATAACGAATTTTCCAAAAGGGCCGCATACGATGGCGTGATCATCCCTGCTAAGGATATCGTCTTTACCCACAATAATCCGCTATTTACGGGCGCCGCACAGGATGCGGAATTCAAACGCCACAACGCCAAGGAAAACTACGCGCTTGGCGAGAAAATATTTAAGGAGCGCAACGGTGCGGCTATCTTTTAACTATGACCATTGTTCAAATTGGGTGCAACAATGGCAGTGATCATGTCCTAGATTTTTGCCTAAAAAACAAGGAAAGCATTAAAGAAATTCATCTTATAGAGGCAAACCTAGAAGCACTTGATGATTGCAAGAAAACATACTCGGATTTTCATCAGGCAAAATTTCACAACCTTGCGATTGTCCAAAATGATATTCAATCAATAAACCTACATATTCCAAAATCAAAATTATTTAATGAACACGCTTCATCTTTTGCCAGTCACCTAATCGCTCATGGCCACTCAGATTTTAATACAGTAACTGTCTTGGCCTTATCTCTTGCCGACTTTTTTGATTTAAACAAAATTATGGGATGCGACAGGCTTTATATAGACGCTGAGGGACTGGATTGTGATATTCTTCTTGGGCTAGATATAAAAAAATATAAAATTCAAAGAATAGAGTTTGAGGTTCTGCACGCAGATGGAGTTTTTACAAAAGCTCAAAAATACTTTTCTTGTATTGAGAAATTTAAAAACTTGGGATACCGCTCAACTGATGCGGCGCAATACAATGAGGCTTATCAGTTATGATTCTTCACTCCTTTTATAGCAGTACCCATAAAAGGCTGGCAGAAAATTACTTTATTCCTTCCATTAAAGATACAAATCTTAATTTAATTGTAGATGAAATTCCCCAGGAATGTTCGGGGGTATATATGAGAGATAATTGGAACGCATCCATGCTAAGAAAGCTTGAACTATGTCGAAAACTTGCAGAAGGCAACGAGGCATTTATTCACTCTGACTGCGATGTTCAGTTTTTTAAGCCAATACAGGATGATGTTAAAAATACTTTAAAAGAATTTGATATAGCATTTCAACACGATGGGCAGGGGCATCTTTGTGCGGGGTTGTTTTGCGCCAATCCGTCCCCAAAAATTGCAGGAATTTTTCAATTAGCGATAGATATGGTGAAAAATAAAAGCGTTCAGCATGATCAGCACGCTCTAAACACAATTCTTAGAAGCGGAGGATCTGGAATAAAATATGGATACCTGCCTGATACCTGGTGGACGCACGGGGCAAGCACTTTTAAGGTATGGGGTGGGGAGGAGCTGTATCCACCCAAAGGCATAGTAGCACATCACGCGAATTGGGTAGAGGGGGTAGAGGGAAAGATTCGTTTGCTTGAAAATGTAAGATCAAAAGTCGCAGAGGCCGTTGAAAATGTTTAAGATAGTCGGTGCAGCCGTTCGTGAGGGGCAAAAATATCCACCTTATGTAATAAACAAAACATTCGAGGAATATGCTTGTGATTACTTTTCAGGTGATCCTAAATTTATTCCTGTTTATTGGACTCGAATTATCAATAGTTGCTCACGTGAGATTATATTAAATTCCTGCATGGAGCTTGCCAGCAGAGAACTGGCCGAAGGTTCTTTTTGTATTGCAACTCACGATGATGCGCCGATTAAAATATGGGGCAACAGGGTAAAATATTTTTCCGCCGGTGGTAAGGTAGAGGGAACAATACCAATACCGCTCATTGCTGGAAATTTTCCGTATCTTCCGGCTGAAAAAAATATATTTGCTCATTTTTGTGGTTCAATGACCCACGATTGCCGGAAGGATATTCTGCAATTTGCACAAGATGTTGGGGTTGTTGTGAAGCTAAAACAGTGGAGCCCAGCGGTAAGCAAAGAAGATGAAGCAGAAAACTTTAATGATATGGCAAGAGCTACCTTTGCTTTTTGTCCGAGAGGATATGGTGGGACAAGTTTCAGACTTTATGAGGCGATTCAGCTAAAGTGCATACCAATTTATATCTCTGACGTTCATTCTCTGCCTTTTACGGATAAGGTCGACTGGGACAATGTTGCAATTATCTGCAACAACGCAGCCGATGGGTATGCAATCGCTAGGTCAATGCCTAAAAACAGGATAAGAGAAATGCTTTCGTATACAGAAGCAATTAAGGACAACCTTTTAAACTTTGAGTTAATTTGTGAAAATATAAGAAAGATCGCTTACTGCGAACAGATTAACCAGTTGCACGGGTGACAAAGTGACGAATATATGCCCGCCGTCACCATGCTCGATCGTCTAATTGAAGCTGCGTTTCAAGAGCTTCTATCTGCAACCGTTACCGGGGTGAGCTATCACTTGTCCCACGACAAGACGGAGAACATGCCGCCCTCGATCGTCATTAAAGCCACGCTAGGAACGGAAGAGCCGGTTCAGGGGTCTGGGGTGTTCAGCGTTCCAGTTGAAATCGTTGTCGATGATTCTTATGACGACACAACCGTGGACGCTCACACTCAAAAATGCTCCAAGATCTTGCAGGCGTTCTATGATTCCAGCCCGCTGGCAAATCGTCTAAATGCCACTACGGCCATCGGATCTGCTCGCTGTTTCAATGCAAAGGTAGAATCAAGCGAAGCAGAGGCTGACGATGAGGAGCGTACAATGCGTCGCACCTATAAGCTGTCAGTTATCGCATATCCCAATTCGATCGCGAGTTGACACAAAATTTAAGGCAATATGGCAGCCACAACAATCGGAACTTCTGGCCTTCAGTTTGGCATCACTGCTGAAACGGGTGGCCTCGTACAATCTTTCACAGAAACCCGCAATGTCGAACGTGCGGAAGTTAGAAACCAAAGCGGCGAAGTAGTCGGTGCTGCCATGTACAACCCTACCGATACCTTTGCCTTTTCTACCACCATCACAGGCTCCTACGCCACTACGGCCGGAGCAGTCATCACAACCTTGGCAAACGCTGCCAGCACTGGCGGAAAAATTATTGTGGATAGCGTGACTGTAAACCGTGCCTCTGACGGGTTCGTCACGGTGGACGTTTCCGCGACTCGCTTCCCCAACATGAGCTGAAGCCCGAAAGGGCGGGCTAATGAAATCCTAAAAATGATTGATAGCTTTTGGGGCACAACGAACATCAAAGTGGCTGCGGCCGCCTCGGCCTTCGGCGCTAAGTTAAGGCAATCTGATCCCGTCACTTGCATCGTAAAAGAGGATGGCCATCGTCAGTTTACCTTTTGGTTTTCCGTATCGGGCGGCGAAGAAGCAAAGGCCGAAATGGAACGCACTTGGGCAGACATGAAATCCGACGAAGAATCTGCAATTCGCTATGTGAGGGCAGCACTTGAAAACAGGGAAACTCTCCTAGGCTTAATGAAGCGAGCCGAGCCGATCATATCAATTCAGCGTGGCGGGCAGACGCTCCTAGTCAGCGAGCGTGCCAGCCCAGAGTTGAAACGAGCGATATTAAAAAAACTATGAGTGAAGATAATTTATTACAAGAACTGGATCAGGCATTCATATCGCCAAACAAACTTTTCAAAGATCAGCCGCTGGCGCCATACACTGAGGGCAGCAGGCTTTTGATGATCCAGATCCGCAACGAAAACGATAGCCCGATTTTCTTTGTTTATGCCTTCATTTACCTGCACATCTTGTTGGCGAAAGATAGAAAAGCCGCCATCAAACTGGCTTGGAACCAAGACGCATTCAGAGAAAAACTAATGGAATGGTCGGAGAATCTTGGCGAGGAGGATCGAGATACGGCAAGCCTGCTAGTCGCCAGCATTTTAAACGAATCGAATAAGGCCAAGGTGAACGTCATTCCATCCGGCGTTCCACAGCCACCGGGAAACGGGTAACGCCAGGCGGAACCGCTTGCAGCGTGTTCGTCCTGGCTAAAGAAACTGGTTGGCCATTGATGACAATCTTATGGGAAATCCCTCTGGAAATTCTGCATCAAGCGGAGCACGTCTTTATGTATATGAACGGGGCAAAATTACGCAGGCCATATTCAATCGTGGGCACGGATCTCCGTGACATGGAGAAAGCGTTGGGACTATGAGCGCCAGCCTTACCGTAAATCCAATCAAACTTCAGAAAGCCTTGCAGGCTTTTGTGGGAAATACAAAACTTCAGGCCGCCAAGGAAATGCGAGTACAAGCCCGATCCCTTTGCGTTAGTCTTGCTAATTCCACTCAGCCATTCGGGCTAAACGCAAAGGCAAAGGCAACAGGAGAAAAGGCTGTGACTCGAGATATTGACCTAGTTTACAAGTCCGGCTCAACGGCCGTGCGTGAAATAGCGGCGTTGCCGTTGCCCAGGGGAAAAACTGCAACGCAAAACGCCAAGCAAGCGGCCGCTGCCTTGGCAGCCCTTGTTCTGGGAAAGTCATTTGGCAAAAGCAAAAAGGGTGTGAAAGCCCAAAGCGACGCACAGGCTCTGATCAATCGACTAAATTACAAGCCATACATTTACACTAAAATAGGTGAATTTGATAAGGGTAGAGAGCATGACAGTGCAAGATTTGGAAAAAGTAGAAGGGTGCCGAAAAATCAATTTGTTCGACAGATTGTTCCAAAGGAAACCGAACTAGCCAGGTATTTTAAAGAAAAGCGGGGAAACGTAGGTATCGCAAAATCTGGCTGGGCCGTCTGCGCTGGCATCCTTGGCGGATTCAGGGGCATACCTAAATGGGTATATCGGCATACCGGCGGCGGGCGTGTTGTGGATAGATCGCAGGCAAAGCTAGGCGCTTTTTCAAAACCTTATATCTCAATGACAAACACGATCCCGTGGATATCTAACGTAATAAGCAAATCAACCGTTCAAAAGTCCATTGACATACAAGTAGTAAAAATGATCAAACGGCTTTCCATTATTGCTAATTACGAGCGCAAAAAGGCGGGCCTGTAATGGACGCTGTCGCCACAGCCAAGCTAGCGCTAGACGCATCGGGCTTTGATCGCGGCCTTATGTCGGCTCAGGCGTCAGTAAGCAAATTTGCAAAACAGGCAGGCGGGCTAGTGGCTGGTGCTTTTGCGTTCGACAAGATTATTGCAGGCTTTTCCAGCGCTATTGAGAAGGGCGATCAGTTGCAGGATATTGCAGAAAAATTCGGCGTATCTGCCAGCAAATTGCAGCTGCTTGGGAATGCCGCATCTGTTTATGGCAGCGGCATCGATCAAGTATCTGCTGGGCTGAACAAACTATCATTGGCCCAGCAGAAGGCTTTGGCAGGGGATACTGGGCTCGGCAAAACTTTTGAGGAAGTTGGCATCAGCATTGAAGATTTGAAAACAATGAAGCCAGAGGATGTTTTGTTGAAAATATCCGACAGCTTTGCAAGTGGCGCAAATGAGGGCCGCCAGTTCATTATCGTAAATGAACTTCTTGGCAAGGCGCAAACCGATCTAATTAAAGTATTAAACCAAGGATCGACGGCAATTATTGATCAGGGCAACGCTATCGGCGTGTGGTCGGACGATACAATCTCACAGCTTTCAGAAGCCTCGGATTCTCTGAAAACATTTCAAAATACCTTTGTAATAATCTTTGGAGAGTTGGCAGCTTTTATCAATCCAGTCATCGAGTCATTCAAGCAATTTGGTGAAGAGATTGGCATGGTTGGCTATGCCTTAAAAACAGCATTTACTGGCGATATCAAAGGCGCCTATCAGATAGGCAAAGAAATAAGAAAACTGCATAAAGAATCGTTGCAACCTAAAGCAAAAGAAGTCAAATCGGCATCGGCTCCTTTAATGGAAAGCGCAGACGCCGTTGCTTCAGCCGCTGATGAAAAGAAGAAATTGGACAAACAATTATACGACGAGGAAATCTACGATATTCAGGAAGCTGCAAGACTTGAAGCCGACCGGGATAAAACAATTTTCGATCGCATGATGCGAGATGCCGAATATGCCAGGGACGAAAAGAAGCGGATCCTAGAACTTGAAAAAGACACGGCCCTTAAAAACAAGGAGCTGATTATGCGTGGGATGGAATCCTCGGGAACGATTCTGGATAAAGTCAGGGCATCTGCCGAACGCATGGGAATGGGCGGAATCGTTCGCCAGATCGATGCCCAGCGCATGCAGCAACAACGACAGACCGACGTAAGCCTGCTTTCTGGCGTTGGCGCTCAACCTGGCCAAATGGGATTTCGGCCAAATGAGCAGATTCAAGCATTGACGCAAACGGAAGGCGATTTACAGAGACAGCAAAACACTGAACTAATTAAAAGTTTTACGGATATGCAGTCACTGGTCGCCCAGATTGTTCAGAAAATTGACGATAAACTTGGCGTGCCAGTATTGAAATCAGCCTACTAATATGAGCGCAGTTATCCTATCAACCACTCTAAATGCAGCCGGAAAAGTGTTGCGAAAGGCTACACGTTCCAACACGGTCGACGGCCTTGTTACCCTTATTGAAGAATACACGATCCGCCTTGCAGATATTGGGGCACTAGATCCAGAAGTCGGCACAAAGCACAGCGTATTTTCGTCTGCTGCCGCAAAGTATCCAAGAATGCTTGTTGAAACTACAGCCGTCGATCCGCTTGACGGGGATCTCGCAAATCTAAAAGTCACATACGTCGGCTTGGATTTTGCCACCGGCCTGCCCCCCGCTTATGTCACAACTGTTGGGCAGCCTGGCGTTGGGATATTTGGCGCGGACACTGCAATTCTTGTAAAGTATCTAACGGACGCCAGCCTGTTCGACACACTGAAAGGCGGGAACATCAGCCTTAATCTTGGCACAACAAACCTTACACTTCCAACAAAGCGGCTAATGCCGACGCAAATTAACGGCACTACGATGCCGCCAAATCCAAGGCAACGCGAATATCGCCGGGCAAAAACAATTTTTGAGGCACAGGATGCGGCCGTGCTGGCTTATCAGGCGCAATACAATCAAAACTCAAGCGATGTAATTGGCCCGCGAATACTAAGTTATGCGCCGAGTGTGGAGTGGATTTATGCTGGCTACGTTCAGACTGGAATTAGCCTTCAGCGGCGTGGGCTTTTTAATCAGATTGAAGAACAATTTACAGAGTACTTCCGAGGATCAGATATCTTTTATCAAACCGATGGAACAGTCAATCTGGCTAGGGTTAATTCGTTCTCGAATCTTAACTACACGTTCTAATCGCATGGCTGAAAATCCTCCAAACGCAGTTCTTTCTTCACGCTCCCAACCTCTCCGCGTAATACGACCCACCCCAGACGGCGTGGCGATTACAACCGATTATCTGAATACAATAATAAACCGAATCGAAGATCTGGTATTGATCGCAAAATCGCAAAAGCCAATTCCAGGGAACAATGTTCAAATCAACTTCACGTCACAGGGCGCCGTTATTAACGCGGTCACTCAATGATTCGTCCGGCCTTATCCAAACTGGCGGAAGGAACCAAGCTTACAGTCGATCTTATTAACGATATTATCAACCGCACGGAATATTCCGCCGATCTGTTGCGACAATATAAGCTAATCGCTGGGAATGGAATGTATGTCGAGCCGCATTATGACGGAACAAGAGTGAGCTATTTACAGCCTGTGGCTGGTGGGGCAACGCCGACGCAACCGATTAATGCTCCGTATAGAATTGTTGGGCGGGCAACCGTGGCGGGAATAACCAAGGGTTTTCTATACAACGGCTCAACATTTACCGATATATTTGTACCCGGTAGCACAGCAACCTTTGCCCAAGGCATTGACGGCTTAAACATTGTTGGCGGAGCCACCATCGGCGGAGTCAGTCGCGGTTTCCTGTACAACGGTTCAACATTTACGGATATATTTGTACCTGGCAGCACAGCAACCATTGCCTATGGCATCAACGGTTCAAGCATTGTTGGTCTTGCTGTCATCGGCGGAGTCGCTCGCGGCTTTCTTTATAACGGCTTTATCTTTACTACATTTTCTGCGCCCAGTAGTACAGGAACCACTGCCTATGGCATTGACGGCTCAAACATTGTTGGCTCCGCCAGCATCGGCGGAGTCACTCGCGGTTTCCTGTACAACGGTTCAACATTTACGGATATATTTGTACCTGGCAGCACAGGAACCATTGCCTTTGGTATCAACGGTTCAAACATTGTTGGTGTTGCAATTACCATCGACGGAGTCAATCGCGGTTTCCTGTACAACGGCTCAACATTTACGGATATATTTGTACCTGGCAGCGCAGGAACCATTGCCGATGGCATCGACGGCTCAAACATTGTTGGGCGGGCAACCGTGGCGGGAATAACTAGAGGATTTTTATATGACGGCTCAACATTTACGGATATATTTGTGCCCGGCAGCACAGGAACCTTTGCCCAAGGCATTGGCTAATTGACACCTACTAATCCTAAATGGCCTCCACGCTAGACCTATACATCGACACATCCTCCGGCCAGCTTATTGAAGGCGGGAGCGTTGTTGGCGGCTCACTGCCAACGCTTACAAGAAACGATACTTACACTTTGCGCCTCCGCCTTTTGCAAAAACAGGCAAACGGTTCTTACGATGATATTACCACAACCGGCTCAAGTCTTAAAGTGGGGATAGGCACAATCGAGCAAGAACCCTCGGCTGGATCATTCAAGCTATCAATTAACGGGACGACGTCATCTGCGATCGCCTTTAATGCGACAGCAATTTCCGTATACAATGCAATTTCTAATAATGTAAGTACGGTTGCTCTGTACGGTACGGGTGATTACGGATCATATTTACTTACCGCAACTCAGCCTAATACAGCCATGTCGTTTGGATCGGACTCATTTACATTATTCCCAACTAGCTCTGTGCTTATTAGCACTCGCAGGAACCCGGCGACATCAGTGCAAGCACAACAGATAGTTAAGCTCGTTCGCAATCCAATCGTTTATTCCGATACTTTTACAACAACTCCAACAGCAGGACAGATCGCTCTTACACAGCTTTCAAATGGATCTACCGCGCAGAACGCAACGTATGAGCTGACCGTTGGGGATCTTGTTCGGGGCGGATCTTTCGCCTTGGTTTTTGGGGCGAACGCTACAACTGGAATTCCTCTCTTTACCTCAGCAGTTTCAGTTCAGACAGCAATCTCGTCTGGCATTAGCACTGTCACGGCAAACTGTTCCGTGCAGGATAATGGGAAACAGGGCTACATTATTTCATTCACCGGCCGGCTTGGTCTTACGGCTATCACGACAGCGCTCACCTTGGATTCTACTGGGGTACAATTTACCCCGCTAAAACAAACAACTCTGACAATCAATACCGCTGAAGTTGAGGATGCTTTTGCTGATACTTCCGAAAATTCCATTACTCCGACTATTGAAATTGAACTTACCGAGGATGGCACCCCAAAGACAATATATCAGGGGTCGATTACATTAAGAAAAGATCTTATTACCGCAGGGAGCTCAGTCCCAGGAAATCAGGCGAGTTATTATACTAAGAGCGAAAGCGATGCTAATTTTGTTTCCAAATCCAGCCCGCAATCTGATATCAATGTCGTTTCAGGCTTAATAAATGTTGGTTTGTTTGCTTCGTCCACAACCTACGGAGTGTTGCCGCAATCTCCAAGGACTCTCACGGCAGTAACATTCTTCGGGCCAGTAACAGTTGGCGGAAATGATGTAAATAGCACAACCGTCTCAA